AGAAATCTTAGACGATTACAAAAAAGCAAAGGAAGCGGCAAAAGCTGTACCACCTGATGTAGATGTTGAAGCACTGATTGCTTATAAACAAAAAAAAGAGCAAGAAGAGCTAGAGGCAAAAGGCAGATATGATGAAGCTATTGCAAAACAGGCTCAACAATATCGTGATGCTGAAGAAGCTAAAAACAAGAGAATCCAAGAGCTAGAGACTAGACAGAGACAGCTTGAGGTAGAGGCACCAGCTGTAACAGCACTTGCTGATGTTGTTCACGACCCACAATATGTTTTGTCACGAATTGACAAAGATCAATTAGCTAGAGAAACAGATGGGACTGTTGTTGTAGTAGATGGCTATAACAGAACACCTGTAAAAGAGTGGGCGATGTCAAAAATGCCAGCTTGGGTACAAAAGAATCCAAGACCGCAGGGAGGCGGGGCGACTACTACCAAAGTTCAAACAGAGTTTGTAACTAGCGGTGAAAATAATCCATTTGCCAAAGATTCTTTTAATTTAACTGAGCAAGCAAGGTTATATCGTACAGACATAAATAAATATAATATGCTCAAAAACGCAGTTAGCGGTTAGTATAGTAACAACGTGGTTGTGCTACGTCAGAGGTTGTGCCTCGAAGTAAACATATTTATTAAATTCTAATGGCGACATTACGCAGTGATTTAATAATTCCTGAGGTGTTTACTCCCTACTTAATCGAAGCTACAACTCAAACTGACAGCTTCCTACAGAGTGGGGTAGTACAACCTTTGGCAGAATTGAATCTATCCGCAGAAAGAGGCGGAGACTTTGTAAAGATACCTTTCTACAAAGCTAATTTAACTGGCGATTTTGAAGTTTTAACAGACTCAACATCATTAACACCAGCAAAGATTACAGCTGATAACCAAATTGCAGCTGTACTTCATAGAGGTCGTGCATTCAGTTCACGTGACTTAGCAGCTCTCGCAGTTGGTGGCGGTGTTGACCCAATGGCTGCTATTGCTCAGAAGATGGCGGCATACGTCAACAACCAAAAGCAGAAGGATTTATATTCTTGCTTAACTGGTGCATTTGGTTCAATCAATGCAAACTCTAGTAGTTCAGCGTTATTTGATCTAACTATTGACTCTGAATCAAGTGATACTCCAACAGTACTTAGCCCAAGACACGTTGCTAAAGCACAAGCTTTACTAGGCGATCAAGGCGGTAAATTAACAGCTATCGCGATGCACTCAAAGGTTTTTTATGACCTAGTTGAGAGAAATGCGATTGATCGTATCTACGATAATACAGGCGCACCAGATTCAGACGCAACAGGTGGTAGCACAGTAAGAGCATTTGAAAATCCTACTGTTAATACCTTCATGGGATTAAGAGTTATCGTTTCTGACGATATACCAACAACAGGCAGCGGCTCATCAACAGAGTATTCTACTTTCTTCTTTACACAAGGGGCAGTAGTAACAGGGGAGCAAGCACCAATCAGAACACAAACTGATAGAGATATTCTTGCTTTAGAAGAAGCAATGGCAGTAGATCTTCATTACATCTACCACCCTGTAGGTCTTAAGTACGCAGTATCAACAGTTAATCCAAACAGAACTGTATTGGAAACAGTTGGTTCATGGTCGAAAGTGTATGAGACTAAGAACATAGGAATTGTTCGTGCTACCAACGTATCTAACCAAGATTAGAGGTAATTAATTATGCCTTCATTATTTGAAGTAACTGCTGGCTCCTTAGTCGGTACAACAAATGGCGGTACTGTAACTCAGGCCACCAATAAATCAACAGGTGTAACTCTTAATACAGAGTCTGGACAAATCACAATGAACAATGCACAGCTTGACGCTGGCACAGAGGTATCTTTCACAGTAACTAATAGCAAGATCGCAGCAACAGATGTTGTTGTGGCTTGCCATGGTTCTGCTGGTACTGCTGGTTCATATTTGGTAAATGCTAATGCAATAGCAGCTGGATCTTTCGCAGTGACAGTTTCTAACGTATCTGGTGGAAACCTTAGTGAAGCTATTGTTATTAACTTTGTTGCTCTTAAGGGTGCATCAAGCTAATGGCTATGTACGCATTTAGGCGTATGAGAGAGAGAAATGAAGCTGCCCTTAAAGCGGCTTCACTCACTCCCACTATTGAAAAGCCAAAAACTAAACCGAAGTCCAAAAAGGTAAAACTCAATGGCGATAACACTTGATGCTACTGTTGGCGGTGCTAACGCAAACACTTATATAACTCTTGCTGATGCGAACTCATTTATTGAGGGTCTAATCCTCAGTGATGATACCGCAGCTTGGGACGGCTCAAGCAACGATAATAAAAATCGTGCGCTTTTTACAGCAGCCCAAAGAATTGATAGAGAAAAGTTTTTAGGGGCGAGGGTAGCTGACACCCAAGCTTTGGAGTGGCCTAGATCAGGAGTAAGGAAACCTGATACATACACCAACTTGTATGGCTTATCATTTCCTAATAGATTAGTCGCAGATTATTACCTCGACACAGAAATACCAGATAGGGTAAAACACGCACAAGTAATCTTGGCTGTTTACCTTAACAACAATAGGAACGGACTAGAACTAAGTGGCTTAGAAGATTTTGCCGCTGTAAGTATTGGTAATATAAATGTAACTCCTAGATTTTATGGAGCAGTTGGGGTTGATCGTATTCCACCAATCGTTGACCACTACTTAATGGGTATTAGAATAGGTGGAAGAGCAAACTTATCAATTAAGAGGTCATGAAAATGGGTTACGGCTATGAGTATCCAGCTGCAATTATTATTACCGATACGGCTGCACATACAGGCAGATTTGGTAAGGTGCATTGCTTAACAGATGCAGAAGCAACTTTTGTAGCAGAGAATATTACAGAAAATGGATCAGCTACTATTAATGGCATCACAATGAAAGCTTCCTCTGAAGTTTGTGGAGTTATTACAAGTATTACTCTTGCGAGTGGTCAAGTTATTGCTTATTCCTTATGAGTCTTGCTAAAGCACTAAAAAAAGCTGCCAGCGCTTCATTGAAAAAACTTGGTGGTGATGTGACTATCAGACAGGTAACAGCTGGGGCATACAATACCACTACTGGAGCTATAACAGAATCTACATCTGATACGACTATCAAAGGTGCATTAAGTAATGTTTCAAAGAATCAGGTAAACGATCTGATTGAATCACAAGACAAACTGCTAACTATATCCGCTGGTGATCTTACGTTTGCACCCACAACAAAAGACAGAGTGGTAATAAGTAGCGTGGAATTTAAAATTATTCAAGTTATTGTTAATGAGCAGAATAATACACCAGTTAGTTTTGATCTTATCTTGAGGTAACATGGCTAGACAAATTTCTATCTTGCAAATCCCAAAGGTAATGGAGGAATCTGTAGAAATTTTGGTACAAGCAACAACTTTAGAATGGACAGCCAGAGTAAAAAAGGCAACACCAGTATTCGAGCCTAGAGCTAATGAAAAAGGAGTTGGAGGCTCTCTTAGAAATGCTTGGCAAACACAAATAAAAAAGTTCAGCGGTACTGTGTCTAACAACTTGCCTTATGCAGAGCCAGTTTGTTTCGGTGAAAATTTACCACCATCTTGGGGCGATGTTTATAGGACAAGACAGAATACACAGGCTGGCTTTCCAGAACTTATTGCAAAAGAATTACAAACTTGGGCTGAAGGGGAATACAATAAAATCAAAGGTAATATTTGATGGCGGCTATAGATTTAAACACAGTTCGATCAACAATAGAGGCCAGATTGGCAACAGAACTAGCCAGCAGCCCTGCTATTCCTGTTGTTTTTAATAATATGACGTTTGACTCTACTGCTGAAGATACCTTTGTACAGTGCATTACAAGCTTTGGAGCTAACACATATTTAACTCAAGGTGATTCTAGTAATTCTCATAATTTAATTACAGGCTTAGTTCTTCTTAATGTTTTTACAGAGGAAGGTCTAGGGGCAGGGTCTAACTTTACAATTTGCAAAAGACTTAGGGACTTATACAATAGAATTACAGTATCTAATGTTATTTTTGACGCACCTGTAGGAAGTGAAATTCTTAGTTCAAGTCCAGAAGGTAAGTTTCAAACTCAAATCAGAATAACATTTACTATTTACGAAAATCTTTAAAAATGGCAAAACTTATTATCACAGACGAAATGCTAGACGCTATCGAAGCTGTCAAAGGTGTAAGAGACCCACAATACTGGGATCCAAATTGTAAAAGATATATGGAGAGTCAACAAAATTCTAAAAAAGATGTAAAAAACTCCGAAAAGAGTTAATATATTTGTAAATCTTTCTTTTTTTTGTCATGGCAGCTATTAGAGGCGATGTAGGTAAGATCATGTTCCATAACGCAGGAGGCACAGAAGCCGATATTGCTGGAACTAGATCTTGGTCATTATCAGTTTCAAAAGATACTTTAGAAACTACAGTTCAAGGAAACACCTCAAAGACTTTTGTTGGTGGTCTAATATCTGGTGAAGGATCAGCAGAACTGATTTATGACAATGCTGGTAACGCTGATTATCTATCTTTTGTTGAAGATATACTAACAACTGGTGATGCTGGAGACGCATTATTTGAATTATTCCCTGATAGTTCAGCTAGTTCTAAAAAGTTAGCTTTTTCTGGAATTATTACAAGTGCAGAATATGGTGCAACACTTGGAGAGACTCAGTTGATTAACATATCTTTCCAGACAACTGGTGCCATAACTTCAGATATATAGTAAATTAAGATTATCTCGCACTTAATTTATGGCACAAAAAAGAACTCTTGACCTTTTAAAGGAGTCGTTTGACCTCTCTAAAAGGCGTAAATTTGACGTTAAAGATGATAATGGTAATGTTGTGGTCAGTTTATATTTCAAGGCCATTACAAGGGCTGACAGAGCCAGAGCAACGCAAAGGGCGGGTAGTGATGATCCTTTAGTCGTTTCTACACATATGCTTTGTCAGTTGGCAGAGAATGAAGATGGTACAAAAGCATTTCACCCAGCAGATTTTGCTAACTTGCAAAATGAGTTACCAGAAAATGTACTAAACGAGATTGAATTATTTTTATTTGGGGTAAACCAAAACGCAACGATTGATAACGCAAAGGAATCCTAAAGGGGGACAACTGGCTAAATTTTGAGTTTTTCCTTGCAACAGAATTAGGTAAAACAATTAGTGAATTGAGATCACAACTTACTGAGGAAGAGTTGATATTTTTTGCTGCTTATTATGAATTAAAGTATGATAGAGAGAAAAAAGAAGCAGATGCAATCAAGCGCAAATCAAGATATAGTTAAAGGAGTTATTGTTTAGTCGTGGCAGTTTCTAATGTAGAACTAAGAGTTAATGCCACACAAGCTGTCACAGCGCTTAAGAATGTTGATGGACAGGCCAAGAAATTTAATACAACTATAAGCGGTACAAGTGGAAAACTAAAAGCAACTACAGGAAGTCTAAAAGTATTACCTGCAGGGTTGGTAGCTACAGGTGGAGGAGCTAAAGTTGCGGCTGGTGGTTTTACTGCCTTAACTGCTGCAGCTGCGCCACTTTTGGGTCCACTAATCGGTATCGGTGCTGTTATTGGTGGACTTACAAAAGCCTTTGGAAATCTTGCTGCTGCTGATTTTGCAACAGCGAAAGTTAAAACTTTAGGAGTTGATGCAGATGTTCTAAAACCCAAATTAGCAAGTTTGTCTAATGAGCTGAGTGGTCAAGTGTCACAGCTTGATCTATTAGCCGCTTCTTATGATGTAGCGTCTGCTGGTTTCGGTGAAGTTGCAGAACTTTCAGATGTATTAAAAGCATCACAGTTAGGTGCTACTGGTGGTTTTTCTGATCTTGCTACTGTTGCTGATGCTACTACCTCTGTTCTTAATGCTTATGGCCTTGAATCAGATAAAGCAGCTAAGTTAGTAGATGGATTTATTCAAACACAGAACGATGGTAAAATTGTTGTAGATCAGTATGCACAACAGATAGGTCGACTAGCACCTATAGCGGCTGGTGCTGGTGTAAGTATAGATGAACTCAACGCTGCAATATCTACTGTCACTGCTACTGGTGTACCAGTTGAATCTACCTTTGCTGGATTACGACAAGTTATTGCTTCAATACAAAAACCAACAAGTGAAGCTGCAAAAGCGGCAGAAAAACTTGGTATAGATTTTAGTGCTACTGCTCTAAAGACTAAAGGACTTAGTGGTGTATTAGCAGAAGTTGTAGAAAAAGGTGGTGCAAGCGAAGAGACACTAGCATTATTGTTTGGTTCTGTTGAGGCTAGAACTGCAATTCTACCTCTATTGAATGACCAGCTGGTGACATTTAATCAAAACTTAGAGAATCAAGCCAGCGCACAAAACAAAGCTGCAATAGCTGCATTCGAAGCTCAAAACACTATTCAAGGACAACTAACAAGACTAGGTTCTGCATTTACAAATTTAACTACAGAGGGTTCTGAGTTTGGAATAATAATTAGAGAATCTCTTAAAGTAGCAGCAGTTACAGTTGAGGCTTTAGGCGCTGCATTCAAAATAGTTTTAGCACCTGTAAGAGCTGTTTCTGCTGCCGTGGGTCAAATAGGTAAAATCATAGGAGAGTCACTTGGGATAGATGGAACAAACGCTTTGTTTAGTCTTGAACAAGGGTGGATAGGTATTAAAGAAGCTATAACAGAGGCCTCAGATAGAGCTATATTTATTGGTCAAGTAATCGGTGGGGTAATAGGTAATTCAATTAGAGTAGTTGCAACTTTTATAAATTCTGTTAGAGAAAAAGTCGGTGGTCTAGCTCAAAGCATTGTTAACTTTTTTAGGCAGGCATTTGAAAAGATTGTAAGTTTTATTCCTGAACCTCTAAAAAAATTACTAGGTGGCCTTGAATTACCTGAAATAGATCTAAAAATTAAAGGTGTCAAAGAGTTTGGAAAAGACTTTTTAAAAGGGGCGCAAGAAAATTTAAACAAATTAAAAGAAGGTGTACTTGAATTTTCAGGAATAGAAAAAACCATTACAGATGAAAATAATAAACAATTAGATGCAAAAAATAAAATTGTTGAAACGAATGGAAAAATAAAAACAGGAGTAGAACAACTAACAGAAGCAGAAAAAAAAGCAAAAGAAGAAGCGAAAGAATTAGAAAAAACTTTTGAAAAAATAGGAGAAAGTGTAAGAAATGATTTAGTTATGAACTTGAGAGAGGCTATCAATGGTAGTCAAAGTTTTGGACAAGCAATGAATAGAGTTTTAGGAAATTTGAAAAATAAATTAATTGATCTCGCTTTAAACAAAGCAATTAGTGGTTTAGGAAATGCTTTAAGTGGTGGCAAAGGTTTTGGTGGGTTCTTAGGTGGCTTGTTTGGAAAAGAAAGAGGTGGTTCTGTATCTGCTGGCGGTGCTTATGTTGTAGGGGAACGTGGACCCGAAATACTACAAATGGGTTCTAAAGGTGGCAATGTAATTCCTAACAGTAAAATTGGTGGCGGGGACAGCGTCACAAATATTATCAATGTCTCAGTAGATGCTACAGGCAGTTCTGTCCAAGGCGATAGTGGAATGTCACAACAATTAGGAGAACAAATAGCTGTTGCAATAAAAGCTACACTTGTTGAAGAAAAACGATCAGGAGGTTTATTAGCATAGTGGCAACTTTTCCCTCAATCACTCCAGCCTACGGAGAATCACAAACAATAGAGCAAGACAATATTATTGTTAAGCTTGGCGATGGATATGAACAAAGGTTAGTTAGAGGATTAGCAGCAAACAAAAGATATCATGTCATAAGTTTGGTTTTTAATATTACACAGGCTCAAGCAAATACAATTAATACTTTCCTTAACGCACGTTTTGACGATCAAGACGCGTTTCAGTACACAATAGGTGGCGAGTCCTCTGCTAGAAATTTTAAATGCACTAGAAGAAGGACATCTATTCCTTATAACGATAGAGTAACTATGAATCTTACTTTTGAAGAGGTATTTGAAGCGTAATGGCAATACCTCATGCTGAACTACAAAAAATTAATCCAAACTCAATTATTGAGCTTTTTGAATTAGAACTTGTTGAGGGTTTACACTATGCTACTGGCAATCCTTCAAATGTACCGACTATTTATCGTTTTCATTCTGGTGGCAATATAGATACTTACGCAAATATAGTATGGCAGACAAACACTTACGAGAGATTTCCTATTGAAGCAAGTGGCTATGAGTTTGCTGGAGAGGGAAAAATACCAAGACCTACACTGGTAATGAGTAATTTAGGAGGAATTACAAGACTTGGTTCTGTCTTAAGAGTCACAGATCTTTTAACAACTGTAAATCTAATTACTGCACATAATGACTTATTAGATGCCAAAGTAACAAGAAGAACTCTCACAGCAGATGCCTTAGACGCTAGTAACTTTGCTGGTAACACAAACCCTTTTGGCACACCAAGTTCTGATGAATTTCCTAAAGAAATACATTTTATTGACAGAAAAATACAAGAAAGCAGAGATATTGTGTCTTTTGAATTAGTAAACAGGCTTGATATGCAAAATAAAAGAGTGCCAGCAAGACAAGTAACTAGAAAAGATTTTGATGGTGTTGGTACATTTGTAAATTGATTATGAATGAACTATTAAAAAAACAAGCTATAGCTCATGCGAAAGAAGAGGCACCAAATGAGTGCTGTGGATTATTTTTAAAAACAGATAATGGGCTTGAGTATTTTAGATGCAAAAATGTAGCTTATGAGTTTGAAATGGAATCGTTTATTATTGATCCACTTGATTTTGCTGATGGTGAAGATAGAGGTGAAATTTTAGGAGTAGTTCACTCACATCCTCAAAATATATTGGAATTTTCAAAAGAAGATGTTGCTAGTTGTAATGCAGTTCAAATACCTTTTTATCTCGTTTGTCCAGATTTAGATAAAATAATTGTAATTGAACCAGAAGAAGATGCTTAAAAAAATAAAAGTTTATGGATTTATAAGAAAATATACAGGCCAAAGTGAATTTTTGGCTGATGTTAATTCACCACATGAAGCTTTTAGTTTTTTATGGTGTAATTTCAAAGGTTTAGAAGAGAAGATGTCAAAACAAGTTTATTGTATAAAAGTGGGAGATAAGGCAATTACAAAAGACCTTTTAACCATAAGAACAGATCAAGATATAAAAATCATACCTTTAGTGCATGGTAATTTTTTTACTCTTGTTTTGGGTTTAGCTTTAAAATATGGTGCTAAAGAATATATCAAAAACAAAATTATTCAAACTGTTGTTACTTACGTTGCTCTAAGCATGATAACTCAGGGTGTAAATAATATACTTTCACCACAACAAAATACACAACAACAAAATAGAGAAGATCCACTTGACCCATCTGCATTAGCGAGTAACTATTCATTTACAGGTCTGACTAATATTTCTCAAGCTGGTATTCCAGTTAATTTGGCATATGGTGAGATTTTAGTCGGCTCTATTGTGGTATCAAATGGTATTGATACAGTTCAAGTGGAGGGTACAAACTAATGAGTATAAAAGAATTTGACCAAAGTACGACTTTTTCAAATCCAGATTTACCTAGTGGTGCATTATCTTCCAAGCAATTTAATACGATAGTAGAGCTATTGTCTGAGGGAGAAATAGAGGGTAGTGCAACAGCATCAAAGAATGGAATTACAGATAAAACATCTACAGCTTATATAAACAGTTTTAAAAAAGATATCTTCTTGAATCAAACACCAATACTCCAAGCGGCTGCAAGTGTTAGCTCACCTCAAGATAGTGATTTTAATTTCAAAGATGTTGGTTTTGATTTTAGAGAAGGCACTGCGAATCAAACTTTCATTTCTGGAATAAAAAATATTGAAACAGAAGTTGGTATAGGTACAACTGTCACCACTTCAAATCCAGTAACACATACAGTAACGCAATCAACAATAAACGCTGTAAGAGTTACGTTGAATTTTCCCTCCATGCAAGTCTTTAATGATGAAGGTGGTATAGATGGAACAGAAGTTCGTTTATTAATAAAGGTTATTGAAAATGATGGGACAACCACAACGGCAGTCGATGACACTGTAAGAGGTAGATCAACAAACGCATATTTTAGAGATTATTTAATTAATCTTGCTAGTGGTACTTCATTTCCTGTACAGATCAGAGTTGAAAGAGTAACACCAGATAGCACAGAATCAAGCACTGTTAATGCGTTTAGGTTTAACTCTGCAACAAATATCATAATGAAGCAAAACGCATATCCAAACACTGCTCATACCGCTTTAAGATTTAGTGCTGAAAAATTCCCAAGAATACCAAATCGTGTATATAGGATTAGAGGAATTAAAGTAAAAATACCATCAAATGCAACTGTAAATGCCACTCATGGCAGCCTTTCTTATGCTGGCACATGGAATGGAACTTTTAAAGCAAGTAAGGAGTGGTGTTCAGATCCAGCTTGGATTTTGTACGACTTATTAACAAATGATCGCTACGGCTGTGATATTGCTGAATCTTCTCTTGATAAATTCACTTTTAAATCTGTTAGTGAATACTGTGGAGCATTAATTGATGCTGGTAATGGAGATGGAAGTACAGAGCCACGTTTCAGTTGCAATGTAAATATTACACAACAATCAGATGCATTTGATCTCATAAACGCTTTATGTAGCACAATGAGAGCTATTGCTTTTTACTCCGCTGGTACAATAGCGATTTCACAAGATGCCGAAGGTAAAGCAACCAAATATATATTTAATAATTCAAATATTACTGAAGATGGTTTTGTGTATAACGGCTCAAGTTTAAAGACAAGACATACAGTTATTAATGTTCAATATCTTGACATGATTACACAAGAACTGGATATTGAAACTGTTGAGGCTGATGCTGCAACTCAGACTAAATATGGGATAAGAACAAAAACTATTAAAGCTTTTGCCTGTACTTCCAGAGGTCAAGCCGCCAGATTAGGTAAATGGTTTTTGTTTAATGAACAAAACTCTGGAGAAAGTTGTGCCTTTACAACAACTGCTGCTGCTGGTGTTTTGGTTAGGTGTGGAGACATTATTGAAATAGCAGATTCATTAAAAGCAGGTGTAAGAAGAGGTGGTTTGCTTTCTTCGGTAACAAGTACAACAGTTGTTGTTTTAGATGACTCAGCTTCAACAGATATACCAACTACAAACAGCCCAACAATTTCAGTTGTTATGCCAGATGGCAGTTTAGAAACAAAAACAATAAGTTCAGTTTCTGGGGCTACTGTTACTGTTTCTTCCGCATTTAGTACAACACCAAATGTAAACGCACCTTTTGTGTTAGAAAGTTCAACCTTAGAAACAACTACTTGGAGAGTAGTATCTGTAACTGAAAATAATGATCTTACCTACTCAATATCGGCTCTGGAACATAATGAAGGCAAATATGCTTTTGTTGAAGATGGGGCAGCTTTACCGACTAGAAGTACAACTGCATTAACAGTAGTTTTAGACGCACCAGAGGGACTATCTGCACAGGAAAAAATTGTAATTATTAATAATAAAGCTGTTGCAAAGATTCTCATTGACTGGCAAACACAGCAAGGAGCAAATAGATACGAAGTTCATTACAGAGTAGATAACGGCAGTTTCTTTAAAATTGATACAGTTTCTAGTGACGCTGAAATAGTTAATAGTCAGGCTGGTAGATATGAATTTAGAGTATTTTCTTTTAATGGTCTTGGAGAGCCAAGTAGAACCCCAGCAACATTAACATTTGATGCAGTAGGTAAGACAGCACCACCAGCAGATATAACAGGTTTAACCTATGAACCATTAACAGATAAACTTGCAAGGCTTAGATGGAACCCACCTACAGAAGCAGATGTGATCGCAGGGGGAAAAATTTTCATACGGCACACACCAGATACCACAGGAAATGGTACTTTTTCAAATGCAACCGACCTTGTAACTGCGGTTGCTGGTAATACAAGTTCTGCGGAGATCCCAATACTGGCTGGTGAGGTAATTTTAAGGGCGCAAGATGATGGCGGGCGGTTTAGTACTGGAGAGACATCTGTAATTATTGACCCACCAGACCCAATTCCAGCCTTAATTACACAAACAAGAAGAGAAGATCAAGACAATCCAAAGTTTCAAGGAACAAAAACAACCACAGCCTTTGATAATGTTTCTAATTCTTTGACTTTAACTGGTGTAGGTTTGTTCGATACTATTAGTGATGTAGATGCTGAATCAAGTATTGACTTTATTGGAGGCGTTGCATCATCTGGTACTTATGAATTTGGTGGTAGTGCTGGCGGCACTTTTTTAGATTTGGGCGGTGTATTTGCTCTAGACCTTAAAAGACATTTGAAATCTGAAGCTATCTACCCAAACGATTTGATTGACAATAGAGGTCTGATTGATGACTTGCAAGATTTTGACGGTACTGGAAGTGTTGATGTTAACGCTATTACTGAAATAAATGTAACTCAAGATGACCCTAGTTCTGGCTCTGCAACTTACGCTGGTTTTCAAACTTTTGCAAATGGTACTTATAGGGGTAGAGGATTTAAGTTTAGAACTACTTTGACATCAGGCGACCCAGCCCAAACAATTAGAATTACAGAACTTGGTTACACAGCAAGTTTACAAAGAAGAACTGAATCAGGTACACAGACATCAAGCGGTTTAACAACTGTCAACTTCAGTTCTCCATTTTTTGTTGGCACAAGTTCTTTATTGGGTGCAAATAGTCAATTACCCTCTATCGGTATTACTGCAAGCGACCTACAAGCTGGAGACTTTTTTACTTTATCTGACATCACAGCTTCATCATTTAAAGTACAGTTCAAAAACAGTTCAGGTGCTTCAGTAAATAGAAATTTTAATTTTACTGCTGTCGGGTTTGGTAAAGGTGGATAAAACAGCTATTATAGAAAAAATTGCTTTAAATTAAATGGCAAGAGTCGACAATACTGGTGGCGCAGGTTTTACAGTTGATAATGGAACTGGACTTGTCGTAAGAACAAAGTTAAATCAAATAATAGCTGCATTAAGCACAACTAATCAAGGCTCTGGCGATCCCTCAATCGGTGTTGCAGCTTATACGCAACACATTGATGGTAATACTTTAAAAATTAGAAACGCTGCTAATAATGCCTTTGTGAGTTTGGGAGATGTAAGTCAAACAAACTTTGGTCATGCGTCTTTATCTAGTGCAAATACATTTACAGCTAGAGCAACATTCAATATTACTTCTTCGATAACTTTGCCCTCTGGTACAACGGCTCAGAGAGACGGCAGCCCAGCAGTCGGAATGATACGTCATAACAGTCAAACCAACCAGTTTGAAGGATACAATAATGGAGCTTGGGGTTCTCTAAGTGGTGCTAGTGGTATTTCTAATGTTGTTGATGACACATCTCCGCAGTTAGGTGGTAACTTAGATGTTCAAGCGAATGAGTTAAATACATCTACAACAAACGGAAATATAAAAGTAACGCCAAACGGCACAGGATTATTTGAAATTAAAGGAAATACAAATGATGGAACCCTACAGCTTAATTGCAATCAAAATAGTCATGGTGTAAAAATTAAATCCCCTGCTCATAGTGCTGGACAATCTTATACTTTGATTTTGCCAGATAACCAAATTGCTGCTGATAAAGTCTTAAAAGTGAAAAGTATTTCTGGAAGTGGTGCAACTGCAATTGGTCAGCTTGAATATGCAGATGCAGGCGGTGGCGGTGGTACTGGTGGAGGCGGTGAACAAATTTTCTTTGAATCTGAAAACGAAATGAATAACAGTTACACAATTTCATCAAATCATAACGCTTTGGTTGCGGGTCCATTAACTATTGCATCTGGTGCTACACTAACAATAAATAGTCCTTCAGTTGTAACGATTCCATAATGGCAATAGCAATCAACGGATCTTCAAATACTATTACAGGAATAGCAGTAGGTGGCTTGCCTGACGGAATAGTAGATACAGATATGCTTGCTGCAAATGCAGTAAATAACGCTAAAATTGCAGATCTTTTCTCAGGTGGAGCAACTGGTGGAATAACGATAGGGGGAATAAGAATACAAACTGGTTCAGTAACAACTGCATCATCTACAGTTTCAGCCAGTACTTCCTACGGAGTTTCAACTCAAAAATATATAGACACAACTGTAACTGGACTTACTGGTTTTAATTCTGCCCCTGCAGTTTTTGTGACTATTCAAGCAGATTATCACGATGCAGCAGTTGGTGGTTGTCATAATATATCAACCTCAGGATTTCAATTCTTGGTAGTTGGTTCGAGAGATGGTGCTATTGTAAGCAGAACTTGTAAATTTGTAGCGATAGGAGAGGCATCATGAGTTATAAATGTCTTATTAATGAAAAAAATGAAATCACAGGTTTTTATGAAGATCCCTCAAAAGCACCTCCATGGGCAGTTGATTGCGATAAAGTTTTTACAACGCATGGAACTGGCCAACCACCAGAAGTTACACTTCTCTATAAATTAGTAGATGGAAAAGTAGAGGATAACGCATGACAGCAAAGATTAAATTAAACGCAGCATCAGGTGGTGGGTCTATAAGTATTCAAGCACCCTCATCATCTAGTAATAACAGGGTTATAAGTTTACCAGATATTGCAGATGGAACGCTTTTAACAAGTCAAAGTTCTATAGATTCTACTAAACTATCCCCTGCTATAGCTACTGGAAAAATTATACAATTTAAATATGCACAAGCTAATAGTGGAAATTTTTCTACAGCAAGTCAAGATGGAAATGGAGCAGATGTAGGTGGTATGACTACTAGCATTACGTTGACATCAAGCTCAAATAAAGTTTTAGTAGTGCTTAGTTGTAACCCATATATAGGTGGAACAGGAGCAGGTAGAGCAGCTTTAAAACTTTTTAGAGATACCACTATGATTTATGAAGAAACATACGCAAACCTTCGTGAATCTGATGGTACGACTAAAGCAACGAGAACTTCTTATGTATATTTAGATAACCCTGCTGATACAAGCTCTCATACTTATAAAGTAGCTTTAAAAAGAGAATCAGGTTCTAATACAATTTACTTGTTTGATGAGGGAGCAAATGCTCATTCTATAAGCTTATACGAGGTTGACGTATCATGATATACAACAGACAAAACGCAGTAGGTTCTTTAAAACCAAATGGCAGCTGGACTTGGCATGGTTTTGATTATGCAAATTTTATATGGGATAAGATTAATACAGACACGAAACCAACTGAATCTGAAATAGATGCTGAAGTTACAAGATTGAATAACGCAGAACCTATGAGGTTATTAAGAGTTGAAAGAAATAGACTATTAACAGCGTGTGATTGGAGAGCTAGTTCTGATTTGACTTTATCTACAGCATGGAAAACTTATCGTCAAAATTTGCGTGATTTACCAGCTAGTGCATCGCCTAAACTAGATACAGATGGTAATTTAGATATAAGTTCTGTTACTTTCCCTACAGAACCAAGTTAATTATGTCAGAGATCAAGGTAAATTCGATAAAAGGGGTAGGAGCTAGTACTGCTGCTATTACTGTTAACAATACTGATGGAACGTGTACTGCCAATGTTACTAATAATTTAAGTAATAGAAATATCTTAATCAACGGAGCGATGCAAGTTAATCAAAGAGGAGACCTTACAGGTCAAACAAGTAGTGCTTATGGTTGTGACAGAATGAGGGTTGCTATGGGTAGTGCAGGTACTTGGTCACTTTCTCAATCCACAGACACACCCGATGGGTTTGGTACATCTATGAAGTTAGATTGCACAACTGCAAAGAGTTCTCTTGATGCTGGTAGTTTTATGCTTATTCAACAAAAACTTGAAGGGCAACAAGTACAAGCGTTTGCAAAAGGTACATCTGCTGCAAAACAATTTGCTGTTTCATTTTATATAAAGTCAAATGTTTCTGGAACTTATACTGCTGAAATACAAGATAATGACAACAGCAGAATAGCTAGTAAAACATTCTCAATATCAGATGGAAACTGGAATCGTTATTCATTAATTTTTCCAGCAGATACAACAGGTGCTTTAGATAATGACAACAATGCATCAATGGATGTAAAAATTTGGCTTGTTGGAGGTACTAATTATTCAAGTGGCACTGTTAATCAATCTTCATGGGCTGCGAAATCAAACCCAAATAGGGTGTCAAGTTCAAATGTAAACTTAGCCAGTTCAACATCAAACGAATTGTATATTACGGGATGGCAGCTTGAGGTTGGAGGTGTAGTAACAGATTTTGAGCATAGGTCATTTGGTCATGAGCTTGCTTTATGTGAACGTTATTTTCAGATTGTTGTAGATGGTTCAGAAACATCAAACCAATATTTTTGTACTACTTTTAATTACACTACTGGTGATTCTTATGGAACTTTTACTTATAGAACAACAATGAGAACAACGCCATCTTTAGAGCAGACTAGTGGTTCTAACTATTATTATTTTTATGGCAACCTTGCTGGACAAGGTTTTAGTAGCTTTGCAAGTTTGAGTCATCCGGGTCGACGTTCTACTGGTATTTACGCTACAGGCTTAAGTCTTAATCAAGGTGGTGCAGGGGGATTCACATCACAAAATAGCTCTGCTAAAGTATCTATGAACGCGGAACTGTAATCATGGCATATCCAACAAATCCAATATACAAATTAGTAAAAGAACCCATGTCAGGTAAAGTCGACCAAGTAAAAACTCAAGTAGGTAATGTCATTACGATAATCCCATTTGTTGAAGATAATACCGATTATCAAAATTACCTTGAGTGGGTAGCAGAGGGAAATACAGCTGAAGCTGCTGATTAATTAACCTTTTCTTGCATTTGCCTTGTAAGAACAGACATTGTTACATAAAGTGGTGCTAATGCACAGATTGCACAAAAAGTTATAATAGTGACAGGCATTAGAGCCTTTAAAAATGCTTCTTTTATCATGTTTCAAAAAATAGCGAATGTTTTAAGTATTGTTTCATTCATTATGGTAGCTTCAATGAGTGGCACAGCGTACTATGCCTATAGATTTGTTACGTCAGAGCAATTCAAAGCTAGGGTTATGAATGAAGTTTTAGATAACGTACAAGGCATGATGCCTAAAGTTTTAGACAATGCTTTGCCAGATATGACAGGCGGGACAATCCCAGAGTTTATACCACCATCACCAAGTCCTACAAGATAGATGGAGATACCAGAAATAGGTATCAGACAAATCAATATTCCAGAAGTTTACATTCCTGAGATTTATAAACCAGACCCTGTATTGCCTGTAATAACAAATTTAGAAATAAATGTAGCTGGTTGTACCTATCAGCATAGAGATATAAAAAATACTGGTAATACTCAGCTTTTATTAGATGACCCTAATGGGGTATTTACTGATTGTGATTCTGTTTTTCCTAGTTTTTTCCCTATGGATTACAGACCAGATCAATTGGTAATAACTGAAGATTTACCAATATCAAATGAAACTCCACCAATGCCAGAAACTGATCTTCCAGAAACAAAAGCACCTGAAAATAAAAAAGAAGAATTAGTAATCCCTGAGTGTCCTAGTAGGAAAGAGCAGAAAATCGGAGATTACAGAAACTCAAAACGCATTGAAAAAGTTGTTGGCTATAAGTTATCCTCGGATAAATCAGAGTGCATTACTCTTTATGAGGACGTACCATTTCGAGAAACATTTATTGGTACGCCTGAAGTACTTATTTCTACTGCTGCTATTGGTCTGGTTGCTGGTGGGTCTGCGGCTCTTGTCCCTGTAATACAAGGAATTGCTAAAAGTGGTATAAAACAGATTACAAAAAAGCTTACAAAGAAAAAAAATGATGTAAAATAATAAAACCCTATTCGACAAGGCAATGGATAGGGCGTCTAGGTAGGCAAGTTCCAACCCGTGCTTGTCTGCCGCCTATTTCGAGGGTACAAACATATAGGCCGATAATTACAGGGCTGTTACAGGGCAATCTGGAGGGAGTAATTTAGTCAGTTAGTTTGATTTTGTGTGTATGTGGCAAAACTTGGTTAGGTTTAGCTATTAGTTTGATGCCATCGCAGTTAATTTGGTACTTGTCAACAAACACTACTCCTAGACGTGCTTGCTCTCCACAAATTTTAAGTCTATACAATTCCATTTCCATTTTAGTTTTGGCAATTAATAACTCTTGAGCTTCAATATTTACTTTTGCAGCTTTTTTACATAGCTCTCCACCATTACCCAAAGGAATATTAAATTGCATAGAAATACCATAATTTAGGTTGTAATTATCTTTTTCAAATCTTGGTGTTTCTTGAATGTATTTTATTGCCCCTGTGTCCTCGTCATAAATGTTTTGTTTGGTAACTGTTTCGATAGGTCGATTAAATGACCACGCATCTGTTAAATATGGGGTAATTGTGAGGCTAGGAGATACACAAACTATTCCTTGAGAATATTTATTCTGAGGCAAACTTGATGGCGTTATCATGGTTGCATTATTGTTGACGACACCTTGAGCGTTACTGCTAGGACTAGCTACTGTTGTATTTGCTAAAACTTTTACAGGGCTAAGTAAAAAAATTATTGTCCAAAGACAGAGGTGGTTTCTGTGGTTGTGGTAGTTGTTATTGTTCTGTTTATTGTGGTCACGTTTGAAAGACCAGCACCTTGTAGCGATTCTACTAAAGAGAAGCTTTGTCCAGCGTTTACTATCTTCCATCTTGGCACATCTTCAAGTGTTGGACTTGTCCAGTTAAACTGAACCCCATTAAGAGTTTGAGTTGTTCCAGAAGTTGTTGCAGGGTTAATGTAACCATTAAGGTCTGCAGATTCAATATTGTGTCCAGACGCTGAGTACGAAAAACCAGAATTATACTGGTGCGAGGTAATAGTTTCATTAATAACGCTTTGCGAGGTTGAACTCATCGTGGAACTACCACTTCTAAACTGTGGCACCACTGGGGTAGCAAGAGTTCTTACAGGTAATACTAATAAAACTAGCAGCCAAAGTCTAGTCAATTTCGATTTGAACAGTAGTTGAAGCGATACAACTTGTGCCAGAGCCACCAGCTGTACAAGTATGGATTCCTGAAGATAATGAAGTAAGAGCTAAATTACCAGCTGTGCCACCTGAAATTACTGTTGTTTGTCCACCTAAAACAGGAAGAGTTGCTATACCGCTACTTGGAGTTATTGCTGATTGCGTTACGTCTCCAGCTTGGTAACTTTCGCTGAGAGAGAAGGCAGATCCAGCAGTTGTAACCGATTTGTTTGTATTAACTAAAGCTGGTACACCATTACTTAAACTTCCTAAGTTGAGTCCTCCAATCCCATTTGTGACAACACTATCTCCAGTTCCTGTAGATGTTGTTACATTATTGCCACTTATGCTGTAAGTGCTAGGAGCTGCATTTGTAATGACGTATGGAGAGTCTATTGATATTTGTGCAGAGGTTACATACTTTGCGGTAATATCTGCAAAAGCACTAGACGGAGAAAGAAAAAGTATTAAAGGCAGTAATTTTTTCATTTGATTCCTACATTAGTGTCTTTATTATCTACTATCTTAGCAGTATTATTAGGTTTCTTTTTGTTCACACTTATACCATAAGAGCCTAAAACGCCACTGGTCAGGCCAGCTAGAAAAGCGCCATCATTCCTAATTTTATCCATATATCCTAAAGTCATCATCGCTAAAGACCAACATAAAATCATAAAACGTACAGCATGACCAAAAATTTCGCCCCAATCCGTACCCTCTTTTTCTTCTTGTTCTTCTGCCATAAAAATTACAACTCTTGTTTAATACTAGCAATGTAGCTATGTTTGGAAAGTAACACAAGATTATTATGCTCAGAATCCTAAAACCTATTCTTATGACATTCGTAAAAACGAATGCAGTAAAAAAATTAATTATTGATCTTTTAAAGGCATTAGCAAAGACCACAGATAATACAATAGACGATCAGATTGTTGATTATGTATCAGTTCATCTATGGCCAGAGGTCAAGTGAAAAGTATTATAAACATTCTTACAAAAAGACCAAGCTTAGAATCTGAGTTTGCTGTAGAAAGTTCTATTGCTGAACTTCACAAAATCAAAGATATAGACGAGCTAAGAGAGTTGGCAAGTGTTTTAGCACGAGCTAATCACAAACAATCTCAGTTCATAGCTAATGCATTAGAAATAATGTGCAATCAGCAAGACATGATTAACTATTTTGAAAGGAGAAAAACTAAAAAAAAAGCGCCTCTAATGAAGCGCCTTAAATACATTTTGTTTGGTAAAGATTAGAGTTCTTTACTTATGTTTTCCCAGAAATAAACATCTTTGTGACGATTAATCATTCTGTCTAAGATGTCTCTACGTTGATACTCGTAAGTATTATCCGTATCGGCATCGTAAAATATTTGACCCTCGTAAGGGTCGCTAGGGAATCTAGAAGGGTAGGTCATCAACGCTAATTGTTTCCTCTGAATCTTTTGGTGGTAATGGGGCTAGTTTGCCACTATTTCCCCACATACCGCCCCAGAGCGTAAATCCAGCCTCTTCATGATACTCTTTCTTGTCTGTATAGACTCTGATTGTTGTACCTTCCTTTTCTGCTTTGTCATGCATTTTCATAAAAAACTCTGCAGCTTTTAATGCATTTTCAATAGTAAAATCAAAAATTACATTTTTTTCTGGGGCATAATCATTGACAGGG